CGAAGTTGAGCAAAATCCTCCGTAGACATTGTCTTACTTGCGACCAACATGTCCACTTCTTGATAGGGCTTAAACTTTGCTTGAGCTTTCTCCAACATCTTTTGGAGAACGACATTAGACTTAGAAATAGCCTCTTCAGCGTTTTTACGTTGAGTTGCCACTTCCTGAGACTTTCTTGTGAGAGCAGCCTCTTGACCATAAAGTCGCTTAAGATCTTTAACAGATGCCTGAACTGTTTCACCATTAACCTGGATCTCAACTTGAGCGTCGTCACTAAGAACAGGGTTCTCGTCTTCCACATCATCGTCTTCATCCTCATCATCAGTTTCAGTTTCTTCAGGGTCTGTGTCTTCATCTTCTTCGACCTCGTCTTCTTCTGTCTCTTCCTGTAAGTCGCTAGTAGTCTCTTCTTCTTGTTCTTCGACTTCAGGTTTATCCTCGGTCTCAGGTTCTGATGGCTTTTCAGCGTCTTCCCATCGTGCAAGGATTGCATCACTAATCTCATCTGCTGATAAGTTCAGTGCATTACTTGTATTGTTTTCGTTATTTTGGGGTTGAACGTCATTCATGATAGTTCCTATTCCTCTTGACTGTTGTTGTCTTTCTCGTTCTTAGTTATAATTTCGTCTCTTACCTGGACGTCGTGTCTTAGGGTATTAACGATATCAACTAAGGCTCGGTAGTGGTCGTAAGACTTGTTTCGTGCATCTGTCTCCTCAGGTTTTGAGTTTACAAATGCCTGGAAACTTCCTTCGACCATTCTGTTAATTGTCTTGTTGAACACTTCCATATTCAGAATTTGTTCAGCATCGTTTCCAAGGTTAATTAAAGTTTCTTCCTTGTTCATTTTACTCTCCTAAAGTAGTTGTAGTTATTAGCCTGTAGGTGAGGCTATTCCTCGTACATCTTCAGCTTTACTTAGAACGTCTAATTCAGCTTTATCAATGTACTTCTTATGAGCTAGTTGCTCCTCTTTTAGATCTTGATTGTCTGAGGATAGAGCGTGTGAACTCTCAGCCTTCATCTTATCAAGCTCCAATTTCATTTGGTTCATTTGTGCATCCATCTGCACCTTCATCTCAGCTAACTGCTGCTGACGTTCTTGCAGCTCAAGTTGTTTCTGAGCCATCTGTGTCTGCATCTCCTGCATTGGATCAGGCTGAGGTGGTGGTAATTGGTCAGGTGGAGTTAAGAACTCTTCAACATTTAATATACCCTGCTTCTGTAGTGCCTCTTTCATCATGGCATACCTGTTTGGCAGCTGATACATTGGCTGTAGGTTAGGGTCTTGAGAGAATAGGGAGTGTAGCTGCATAAACTTGGCTGCATCTCTTTCCTGCTCACCATAGCCTAGCTTAAGCTCAACCATTACATCTCTTTTTTCTTTCCAACTTGTAGGGTCTATTTCGACAAAGTTACCTGCAATATCGACAACCTTTTCATACTGTTCGTTTTCGACAACTAATCTGTATACTTCATGGAATAATGGCTTAAGAAACTGGTTAGCAAAGTTTCTAGCTATTATCTTCTGCCTTTGCTGAGACATTGTAGCTAACTGCTCAACCATAGCTGCTGAGTTCTGCTTGCTTATGGCATCCTTATTTAAGCCCTGGGATAATTTTGAGACACCTGTGGTATCTTCTTTATCTTCATCAAGCATTTGTAGTGTCTGAAAGATAAATGGGTTTAATGGTGCCTGGGGCATAGGTGATATAGCGTCAGGCCTTGATACGTTCACCAGGCCACCAACACGGTTATCTATAAGCTCTCTCGGATTAGTTAAACCACCCTTAACAACCATATACCTTGGGTTATTAGTTATTACTGCATGGTCTAGAATAGACCTGGTCAATATAGTCCTGGCGTTTTGTGTGGCTATAACCTTAGATGCAAAGTTTGATCCGTAGAATGCATGAGGTATGGGTAGGGGAGTGAATACTATAAAAGGCTTACGGTCTACTTCAGTACACTCAAGTATTATATTACCTGCCTTACAAACCTTATATAAATAGGCAATACCAGTGCCTTCTTTATCGAGCATTACATAACACTCATAAACCATAATGTCTCTTACCTGGTCTTGATATCCCTTGCTGTCTGATCCACGGCTTGCACCAATGCTTTCAAAACGAGCTAATACCTCAGGGTCTGTCTCTACCTCTACGTCTTCATGGTCTGATCCTATTTGACTAAGCAGCTCTTCTGAGTATCCCATTTCTCTTAACTCAGTAAGTGTCTTACGAGTTCTATGAGCTACGAAGTTTACCTCATCTAATGACTTCGCCTGGGGTTCTATTAAGAACTCCTCAGGTGCTAGTGATTCAATAGATACCTGGGATGTGTCTCTTGATGTAAGTATCGTTCCTGATATCAATCCAACTTCGTTTGTCTCGCTGTCACCAAGCTCTACGTTATCCTGGGCAAGTAGCATGTCTAACTCATCCTGGTTAAGGTCGTTAAACTCCTCTTCGACAATCTCTTCTCTTTCATCCCAAAATACTTTAGCAACACCAACTCTAGATGTAAGGCCGTCATGTATAGCTGAGTTCATCACACTAAATGCATCGTTTTGCCTATGCATGACATAGTCAGTGTACTTACTACACACCTCAGCTGTTTCTACGTCATCAGCATTCTGAGGTGCAAACTTGACGATGTTGTTACCTGCAGCAAAAGTCTCTAGTAAAGCTGCCTTTAAAGCCTCGACGCTGTCATAAACATCCTGTGATACAAACTTAGAGTTACCGTCATGAGCAGGGCGTGGGAGTGTGGCATTGTAATACTCAGTGACTTTCTTACGTTCCTTTGACAACTCACTGTCATAGTATCCGACTGAAGTCTTAATATTACTTTCTAGGATTGTGACGATCTCACTGTCATCCAGTTTAGTATACTCTTCGATTTTAGCCATATTTATACCATTTCCATATAAAATTCATCCGTGCTTTCTGCAGGATCCCAAGCTCCTTCATGCACATAGTTTGCAAGGGCAAGAGACATAACACAGTCATCAAAACATCCATGCTCGGCTTCCATAGAGCCACTTTCAGTGACTATGTAAGTAAGCATTTCTCGAATTGTGACTTTGTCATTAAGTTCCAACTCATGCTCTCTCATGGAGGCTCTAAGTTGATCGATGATTAAAGGTTTAGTTTTAACAGTAGTCGTAAAACCTAGTTTCACTGTTTCTCTGTCAGTTATTTTGTCGTGTTGAACCTCAGTGTAGAAGTTAGGGTAACCCAGGTCTTTACCTAGCCTTGTACAGGTAAGTATACCGTGTGAGTTGTTTTCTACACAGATAAACGCTTCGTTGTAGTAACTTCCCAGTTGAAACAATACTGTAGCAAAGTAGTCAGGGTGGACGTGTCCACGCCAGGTTGCGACTTGTCTTTTCTTACTGTCGAGAACTGTGGCCACGGAGTAGTCTCCGTTCCGTATTCCCATAGACACATCTGCACCAATGACATACTGTTCCCCACTGTCGTGTTTGTAAAAAGTTGTAAGTTCACCACGGCTGTGGTTTACCCATTCATCTGTTTCCAGTGCAAGTCTTTCTTCTATATCTCTAGTGTCAGGTAATAACTTCTGAAGTTGATCAGGGTTAAATACTGGACGACCAGTTGTTAAGAAGGCCTCATCAGGAAATGATGGATACTCCTGTTTGAATAAGTCAATACCGTTTTGAGCTATCTTACGTCTACGAAACATAAGCTGTTCATTGTCTAGCTTATACTTTTTAACAAGATCCCTTTCCTCAGGTGTTCTCTTAAACTTCTTAGGTACCTCTTCACGGTAATCAGGATCAGTGAACCAAGGGATAAACACTGGTACATAGCCGTTTTTACCTTCGACAGCACCCTTCCATAAATCATGGAAGATACCTGACACACCGTTTGCAGTGCTTTCGATGAATATCGCTGTATTAGGTGTATTAGGGACTGCCTGGGCAAGTCCGTTCCATATGTCTGTAGCTGACGACTTAGGCCAAAAAGCCAACTCTGAAGCGTGTAAGTTCGTAATCGTTTCGCCTCTTCCAACGCTGTCTCCACCTGCTGTGGCGACCACGAATGAGCTGTCGAGGATGTCAAAACTCAACTCCCTTCTACTTGAGTATTTAGTATGTGGCTTCAGTATTTCAGGGCAGTTCTCATGATATCTTTTTGTCATGTCAAACAATGCCCTGGTACTATCGGCATGGTGTGTGATAACCATACCCTTACGAGCCTTTTGTTGTGATACAGAAAAATACAGGTGACCACCAACATAAGTTGATAAACCCTGTTGTCTAGCCTTAAGGATTATTATCCTTATCTTACCTTCTGTCTTTTGTTGATCTTCTACTGCCTTCTGTAATATTAACTGGGCAGGGTTCAAAGTAAGTGGAGCAATATCACCTGACTTTGTTCTTATCTTTAGTGCAGATTTAGAATAAAAAGGAAATTCATAAAGAAGTCGTTCTCTAACCTTCTTTAGTTTCGGATCCATCTTTCTCATCAGTTACAAGAGACGCTAAGAAGTCTTCTGCTTTAGTTAAAGCCACTTCATTCTTAGAAGCAGGTTTTTGCTTGGTAAAGTCTAATACCAATCTTGCTGCAGCTAGTCGTTCTCTTGTTTCACCGACCATATTCATTACTTCTACTGCAGTAACTAATGCTTTCTTTGCATACTCGTCTTCAATGTCATACTTTTCAGCCATTATGTTAACCAACCTCTCTGCTTTCCTTTTTTCTTTTGCTCTTATGGGTTCTATTTGTTCTTTTCTGTAGCCGTCAGGAACCCCTCGTGGACGGCCACCATTAATTCTTTTCTTAGTAGACCAAGACTGTCGTAATGCTCTACCTTCTTCAGTATCCATCAATGTTGCAAAGTAGTTCCTTTTAGGAGCCTTCTGAGGGAACCTGGTTTTTGATGGTGACTTGGCTCTAAACTTCCTAAGATCAGGCACTTAATACTCCCTGTCCGAGCTGTAAGGCTCCTTCAGGCATTTCTTCTTCCTGGTCGTCCATTGCAAAGGCCGACATAATAACTGCCAGTATTGTTCCTAATGGTGATGCATAAAACTTAACAAACTTAGAAGATGGTTTGTTGTTTAAGTTGTCTCTAATAAACTTAGCTGTATTAGGTGCTATAGATTTAAACTGCTGTGGTGACATCAAGTATCCACCCACAGCATCGGCTATAAGCTCTTCAAGAGCAAATATATATGATTGATTTTTCTTTACCCATTTATCCATTTTATCTTCAGCAATCTGCATTTGTTTTTTAATCATTCTTTGTCTTAAAGGATCACTACTTAAGTTATATTGTGTCTCTAATTTTTCCATTCCACTTTCATAATATGCGTATGCGTCATTTATGTAACCACGAGGTGTGACTGTTCCTTTTGTGTTTCCAAGTGCATTCTCCTTCATTGACATAAACTCAGCATTTAACTGTAAATTAATAATTTCTTGAGATATCTTTTTACCCTGGGATCCTTCAGTTAAGTTTTTCAAAACCTTACCCAGGTCATCTTCAAGAGTTCCTAAGAAGGCTGCTCTTTCTCTAGATGTGTCAGGACTATAAATATTAAAGGGGAATCCCTCTGCATTTAAAACACCTCTTTGATTTGTAGACTGTGACAAACCATGTGCAACCTCATGTGCAAGTGTCCATAACTCATCTAGCTCAGTTACATTTTGACTAGGTCTTTTGGGATTTTTGTAACCCTGCTGAATGGCAACAATCTCTATAGGTTGATTTTCTCTAGACCTACTACCACCTGATCTATGGTAACCGTGAGTGATACCTGACTGAGAACTAGAACCTTTTCTTTTAGCCATTTCAGCTTTGTTTTTAACAAACACCATCGCATAACCAAGTGCATTAGCTACACTTAAGATCTCTTCACGAGTAAGTCCTGTCTCCTGTGGTGATCCTTTTTTACCAACCTCTAATACTTTTTTAATAGTAGGTAAGTAGGAGTTAATTTCCGTGTTAGTGGGGAATATCCTTGATGGGTTCTTTAAATTTTGAGAATCGGTGGTTGTGGTATCCCTGCCTGACCCTTGGGGGGATCTGTTCGATAAGATGCCTCCATCTTGGAAGTTGGTTTCGAACTGTTCTCCTTCATTCTGCGAACCTCGTGCATTCCTTGTAGGAGATCTGCCGTGTCTTCCTTCATATACCACGGTGTCTTTTTCTGTGAAGGCTTTTGCCCCTTGGCTGAATTTTTCATGGATAAAACTACCCCCTAAATCATTATATAATTCTTGTTCATACTTCCACAGCAATGCCTGTGCTGCCTGTGGTGATATACCTAATTCATTACCTACTTCAGTGAACAGCCTTTTAAATGTTGGCAGCTCTGCAGCAGTTGGTGAATCTATCAAAGCTGTAGCATTTTTAGACTTTCCAAACAAGGGGTTGATAAGTCCACCTGTTATACGTCTAACACCTCTACTTGCCCATAAGTCTACAGTAACGTCTTTAATTCCCTGTAAATTTAAATAAAATGGTGCAACCTTCTGACCAAATATCATTATACCAGGTACAACTACGTCTAAACCACCCAGGATTTTATTTTGACCACCTAAACCAACCTTGGCTCTCATAGCATCAATTTCTCTTTTGGTTTTTTTAGAGTGTAACCATGCCATAGTCTCTTTTAGACCCATGGTGTTTATCATGTGACCAATAATACGAAGAGCAGGTTCTTTTGATTTACCTTTAAATCCTAGTATCTTTCCAGTAGATGGATTTACTAACCTAGTTTCGTTACCAATCTGAATAGCTTCACCAATTTCACCAGTTCTAAAGTAATGCATAGCTAAAGCACCACCTTGTCTCCAGTTTAATATAGGCTTTTCACCTATTGATGAGACAGCAGTTAATAAAAGTAATAAATCTTTATTATCTGTGTTTTCCATAATTTCAGGCATAGCCTCAGAGGTCGTATTGATCGCTTCAGTTATGTCATTATCGTACCACTGGGCATCGTTAGGGTCTTTATCAAGCTGATACTTCGCCTCATCTCTCATTTGATTTTTAACAATTTGAAAGTCGTCTTCGTTGTTTACAACATCTAACTTACGTCCATACTTTTCATTTTGAAATGCTTCTAGTTCTTGACCTATTTCAGTAAGGTTACGCTTAGGTGGTTTTATATCAGGGTCTCTTAATTCTATATACCCATCTGTTTGAAATTGCTCATCAGGTTCAATTCTGATTGTGTCATATACAGGATGTGTAACCTTACCTGCTTTGGTTTTCATATAACCTATAACATTACCTTTAACAATTTTACCAAATCCCCTTGGTCTCATTGTAGGCTCATCACCTTTAGGTTTTCTGTATAACTCTACAGGTACATCGGCCTCATACTGCATGGCATAGTAATGACCTTTTGAATCTTCGACTGTTACTAAGAAGTTTGCATTAGAACCACCTTCAGGTTCTGTAGTCCAATCCCACAATGATTTACGATATAAATTACTATTAAATCTTTTACCTGTTAGTTTGTTTGGAGTAGGTGATTGGTTTGGATCTACCTCTAACTTACCTCTTCCATTTTCATCTATATAAACTCTTGCACCTGCATAAGTATTACCAGTTATATCCTGGCCATTAGTAGTATCGACATAATTACCTTGATCAACCTCAACACCATCTATGTTCATGTATAGTTTCTTAGTTTTAGGAAATACATTTATACCTGAACCTATATCAGGCACAGCCATGTCATCTGTTTGCTCATTTTCAGGAATTGCTGTTTGTCTTTGCTGTTGAGTAACTCTATTTAAGTAAGGAACAATATACTTTTGAATTGCCTCAGGGTTATTTATTCTAGCAGCTAAGTCTTCAATTATTTTAGTGCCTGATTCAATGGGGTTAGACCCTAAGTTCTTCTTCATACTTAATAATGCAGGTATAACTAATGCCTTATCTACGGCATTTATAGTTGTGTCGTTGTTAACAGCCTCTATAAGCTCATCTGCAAAGGCACGGTTGTCGTCTATACCTCGTTGGTAGTTAGGACTGTTTTGATAGCTAGGACGACCACCCATCTGCTGATTTTGTTGCATCATGCTTTGGTTTTGTGGGTTGGTTCTTGTGATACCGTTGGCGTCTATAGCTGAGTTAACAGCTCTTATGAATTCGTTTATGTTAGATACCTGTCCACCAGTACGAACTGAAGTTCTGTAGTCATTAATAGACTTTTGTAAGGCAGGGTTAAGATTAGGTATCTGCTCAATAAGCTGTAGTACTTCTTCAACCTGTTGTTTGGTTAAGCCTGTAGCATCCTCAACTACAAACTGTGGTGAGTTAGGGGTAGGGGGTGCATTTTCATCATCTAACTGCATACGAAGGTTTTGCAGGTTTTCTTGCTCTTGTAACTTCTGCTGTTCTGCTAGTATTGCTTCTTGTTCAGCTTGTTTATCTTTATCTATGGCCTGTTGTCTTATACTAGGGTCTTTAATAGTTTTTATACCGTTGCCGTCTTTATTGTCTTGGATGTATTGATCGACAACACTCTTATTGACACCTCTTAACTTGTCTATGGCTCGTCCACCTGCGACAATACCAAGTTGTCCTAACAAAGATGCTCCACCAGTAGTTATAGCTGCTCCACCTGAGGCTAAAGGACGTAATACCTTCTCAGTATTGATAGCACCTTTATCATAACCAATGCCTCCACCAATAGGGGAGAAGTTGTCTGTTATTCTTGATAGGCCTTGTTGATATCCTGAGTTATGAAGTTTACTTAGCTCGTTAGACATTCTCATGTATTTAAGAAGTTCTTGTCCTTCTCTGAGTTTACCTACTAATTTATTAACTGATTTGAATTCCTTAACACCGACGATGTTTTTAGTTTTGTTTCTAGCCTCTTCAAAACCTACATTTGCAAGTATCTTATCTTCTACTAGTTCAAATTCATCTATGTCTTGTATTTGTAGTTGTGCTTTTAAATCTTTAATTCTTTGTTTCATATATCCGTTGATTTGCTTGTGGGCAGTATCAACAGTAACCCTCGCTCCGTTCTGAGACATTTTATCTAGGTCTTGGAGGTCAAATGAATTGTCTTCAGCTATTTCATTAAGCATAGTTGCTAATTCTGTAGCACCATCAGGGTCTGAGGGTTTATCTGACTTTGTTTCAAATATAAATGTAACACCGTCTTTTACTTTTCTTACTGTGTTTACACCACCTGTGACTGCATCAGTACCGACAGATACACCACCACCCATGGCTCCACCTACTACACCTGCATCTATAAACCTATCTCTAGCTTCTTTGAGTGTATACTCACCACCTGATAGAGCTGAGGCTCCCATAGAAAGACTTTCTTGTACTCCTTCAGTACCAAACTCAATACCACTTTTTTTAAGTGTTCTTTTTGTAAATTCTTTAGATGCCTCTTTAAAACCTGCTTTATTGAGCCTCTGTGCTATCTGTTTTGCACTTAATTTAGCTAGTTGATCTTTGGGTATGACCTTACCTGCACCAAACTTGTCTAGTAGACCTATGATAGCTCCAACTCCGACTGCTAAATTAGGGTCATAACTACCAGTTTTGTCTTCTATCTCACTTGCAACTTCACCTGTACCCAGTAAGGCACTACCTGCTAAAGTTACACCACCGAATAATAAGGCTGCAGGGGCTGATATAAGGGCTGCTGCTGCTGTTGCACCTGCACCAACTAAGGATGCACCTGTAGTCATCGAGTTTTCAGCTACTTTTTCACCTATCCATCCAAATGCAGCCTCTAAGCCGTCTTCATCCCAAGTATCTGAGAATGACTTGTTGTATTTTGACTTGTATCCACCTTTGGCAATGTCTATTTCCTGTTGTTTTACAACATCGGTACCGTATTTCTCTACACCCTCTAAACCTGTGGCTCGTCCAAAGGCCTCGATACCTTTACCACCGAGTTTCTGAAATTGGTCAGCAGCAAAATCAAATACACCGTCAGTACCTTGCTGTTGATTGTTACCTTGCTGAGATACCTCCAATGCTAATTCATCTAATATTTTATCTACAGTCGCTTGAGGTGTGTTATCAGGAATGTCATAGACTTGATTGCCAATTTGATACTGAGCCATATTTATTTTACTCTTGTAATTTGAATGCCGTGACGGATTTGTGACTGAGATGCCTGTTGGCTAGGGATAACCTGCATATTACCTGTAAGTCTTGCCTTTATTTTCTGTAAGGCTTGCTTTCTATCGTTAATCCATTTAGTCCATGTTGCTTCGTCATGAAAACCAACCTTTGGAGCAGGTGACATAAATAAATTCATTTCTGCATTAGATATAGCACCCTTGGTCTGAGCTACTCGTAGTAGTGTGTCATCAACTTTAAGTTTCTGTAAAAGCAATCTTGTTGTTGCAAGTGGGTCACCTGTAATAGCATCAATGTAAGCACCTACTGTACCGTCCCATAAACCTGTAACACCTTTAAACATATTACCTTCAACAGATTTAAGACCTGCTAAAGCTCTATCCATATCACCAAGTGACTGGTCAATTGTACCCAAGTAATCCTGGTCAGCTCTTGCCTGTTTGGCATTCTTCTGAGCTGCAGCTAAATCTGTCTTATACTTTGCTAGACCCTGACTACGATTGTAGTCCATGATCTTGCCATACATATCAGTTGCATCAGCAACCTGTCTGTTTCCACCCATATGTGAGTTGGCTAAACCTGCACCACCAATACGGATAAGCATTTCATTTAGACCAATATCTTCAGGATACTTTACACCCTTAGTTAACTCCTGGCTGTCTCTTCTTCTCATTAGAGTAGGGGATGGAATACTGCTTAATATACCTGTGTTGTTATTATTTAATGTACTTGCATTAGCTGACATCATACCTGCATTTGTAGGTTTTTCACTTAACATTGAGTTTTGATTTAAAACACCATTATCCATGGCATTCATTTTTGCTACTCTGTCATTTAGTACTGGGTCGACTACCCCATTAGCTTTATTAAAAGCTAGTTGTTGAGCAATATAATTATCATCGTTAAATAATATGTTTTTACGTTGTATTGGGTCATAATATTTTTCAGCAAATGGACTGTTATAATCATACATACCACTATTTCCTTCTATGTTATCATTGCTAACTTCAGCCATCTGTTGATTGATCTTGGCTATATTGTATTTGTCAGGGTTTTGGTCGATATAGTTCTTGGCTCTTTTAAGGTAAGCCTTAGTTTCGTCAGGAAGCTCTTCTATGTTCCTGCCTCTTTTTATCCAGTCATTGGTTTTCTTGGCACCCATGTTGTAGCCGATTAATGTATCAGCCAGGTTAGTGAAGCCGTAGTGACCTGAGTAACCCTTGATTAGCTCACCTGCTATCTCCCTAGATTTCTCAGGGTTTACAGCGTCTGCCTGGATGTATGGATCCATGCCGTAGCCGTAGTCATGAAGGTACTTAGGCATAAGCTGATAACCACCAATAGCACCTGCACTAGACTTGGACTTATAAGGGTTCCACCTGTCTTTCTGAGATAGATGGCCTGTTTCATTTTGTAGTATTAAGTCTAATAAAGGAGGGGTTACGGCATTACTGTAGTTAGTTAAGTAGCCGTATGGATTCATCATTTATGTAAAGCTAGGCATAGCTGAACTACCGAAGCTACCACCTGTGCCATAGTAGCTAAATGGATTACCACTTACACCGTAGTTGGTTCCACCACCAAAGGCATTAGCAATCTTACCACCCATACCAAAGCCCTGTATGGCTCCCATAAGTCCACTCATGTTAGGGTTGTATAGGTTTGGCTTTACATTCTGTGATGAGTTACTTGGAGCCTTACCCAATATACCTGACATAAACTTATTGTACTGGTTTAACTGAAAGTCTCTGTCGTCTTCAAACTGTGCCTTATCAGCATTAATTTGGTTCTGTGAATCTGTTTGGAATGCATTACCTGCACCAGTCATCATGTTGGCTATGTTTCCACCCATGCCAAATCCTTGGTTATAAGTGTTGGCAAGAGCCTGGTTAGCATTCATCTGATTAGAAAACTGGTTTTGGTTCTGAGTTAAGTACCTATTGGCTAAGTTATCCTGTATGTTTGAAGTTACATCAGCCATACGGTCATCATAAGACCGACGAGCAACAGCGTCAGCAACTCCTGCTCTACTGGAGTTGACATTGCCACTACCTGACGCAGCCATGTTAATACCTGGTAAAGTCTGTTCATTAAGCTGTCTTGTGCTGTCTCGCATTGCTGCCTGAACCAACGGACTAGAGTTGTTAATTGCATAGTTTGTAGCGTCTCCTATAGCATCCTGACCTGCACGGTTATATAAGTCAGAGTAGTTGTTGGCGAATTGAGAACCCTGGTTCATGAAGTTCTGTGCATTGTTCATCTGACCCATGCCAAAGTTATTCATGTAGTTATAACCTGCCGTAGACATGTCGTTCATATTGGCATAGGTGTCACCAGTGTAGGCACCCTTGTCTAAGGCATAGTCTAGACCTGCCTGACCACCTTTGTATCCGTATTCAAGGTATGGTTTGGCTAAGTTAAACCCTGCCATCTGAGCTTCTGTTGCCCTGTCCATAGCTGCAGCGTTCTTCTTAGCTGCCTGTTTGTTCATGACGCCACCAATGACGGCACCTGCTATTGCACCCCAAGCCATATTATATTCCTTTCATATTATTAAACGGCTGCCCAGGCAGTTCCGTTGTAAACGACTAAACCACTAAACCCATTTGACAATGGATCCCATGGTGACACAGCATACCTGACCATTCCCTTAATAGTGTTCTCAGGCTCTATGTCTGCAACGACTATCGCAGCCACTTGCAGCTGCCTAATTGCATTTTCTATTCTTTGTAATTCATCTTGCAGGTATCTTCTCATACCCTCTTCAAATACAGGGTACTGGCCTCTAGTATATCCCTGGACGACTACGTTTGTTTTACTGTCTACTGCCATTATCTTGCACCAGTAGCTGATATGTCGATGTCAAACCCTGATACCTCAAAGTCCTTGTTGTCAGACACAAGTATCTTGTAACTCAGGTATCTACCTGAGGATCGACTATCAATCTTATAGTCACTGCCTGTGTTAAATGTAGTTGAGCTTCCATAGGTTGGATCTGAGTTAGGTACATCAGAGGCACCGAATGTGAATGTAATGCTTTTGTTTGAGTTTGTAGTTGTTGCCTGTGGGTATATGGCGTTGATAACCTTGTAGCCACTAAGGGGTACCTTTGTCTCATCTAAGTCTATGCCAATACGCTCTACCTGGGATGGCTTTATGGCCTCAGTGTCTAACTGAAAGGCTACACGTCCCTCATCGGATAAGTCTAATGCAAATAGCTTGTCTGAGGTTAAACCGTCGTCTGTTAGTGATTCACCTACCATTAACGTATGCCTGTCAAAGCTGTCTTCCTGGGCGTAGTAGGTACCACCTGTTAGGTCATACTCTAAGTTAGTAGCACCTGCATATGTAACAATGGAGTTTATGTTGGCTATTGTACCTGAGGATACGTTAGGTAAATCCATGAATGACCAGGTGTTGTTTCTGTAGTTATAAACTGCAGCTCTATTACACCTGTTGGCATTAGGGAAGTTTACCAGGGCATCTCCTGATAAGTAGCAAAAGTATATCTCATTAAGAGTTGGGTTATGCTGTACGAAGAACCTTTCCTTGGCTGTGTTGTTTAAACCTGTGTATATGAATGTCCTTACTCTTTCATCGCATATAGACTGCTTAGATGTACCGTCGTGAACGTAGATGTCGAAGTCACCAAAGGCATAGTGTTTACCGTCAACTTCAACGACACAGTTCTGATTGATTAATCCACAGTCAGTGAAGAGCTTTCTAAAGTTAAATATGAATGTACCACCCACAAACTCCATGAGCCATACCTGGTCACTTGAGTAGATAATAAAGTTACTACCGAGGGGCATGCCATCGATGATACCTGTCTGCATCTCACCCAGGTCGTTAAAACCTGCTGACTTGGTTAAGTCTGTCTCATCCCAACTATCAGGGACGGTATCTGCCAGGGCAATATTCGACCACCTTACACGTGTAGGGAAGTTACTAGCCCCTTCGACTGTGTTGAGTGCAATTAAGAAGTCATTGTATGACCTAAGGGATGCACACCTGTAAGATGTAGGCCAGTTAGTTAAGTCAGCGAAGTTGGTTGCTGATGAGTTTCTAAATACTGGGACACGGTCTTCCCTGTTAATATAAGTTACCGAAGACAGAGTAGTTCCTGTAAATGGTCGTGGATCTGAACTGCCACTGATTGAACCACTTCTGTCTGATACTGTACCTGAGTTATACTCATTAATGACGTAGTCGTCA